CAATGGAAACTCGTGTTCACCTGCCACGTGCGGGAGTGCATGAACGGGCTGTAGCGCAGTTTGGTAGCGCGTCTGCTTTGGGAGCAGAATGTCGCAGGTTCAAATCCTGTCAGCCCGACCAGAAGCCTTGGAAACATTATGTTTCCAAGGGTTTTGTTTTATCCGTGTGAAGCCAATCGACACGATACGACACGATGACCGCGCAACATCCTCGTCTAGGCGTTCCCCAGCTGCTTGGCGCGCAACTCTCCGATCGCGTCCGCCACATCGTCCAATCGTTCCGGCCAGAGAGCCGTGTATGTGTTCAGCGTGATGCTGGGTGAGGAGTGGCCGAGCTGCATCTGTAGGGTCTTCACATCCGCGCCTTGAGCAATCGCAAAGCTCGCATAGCTATGCCTCAAACTATGGATGGTCACGCCCTCGTCCTCCATGCCGGCCAGTCGGACGGCCTTTCGCCAGACACGCGTCCGCCACGTGTTCGTCCACAGGTTCCTGCCTCTTGCCGCGCGGAACAGCCAGTCGTCGTCGCCCATGCCCTCCATCTGCCGTTCGATGGACGGTATAAGGAATCTGGGTATGGCGATGCTGCGCGGTTTGCCGTTCTTCGGCGTGCCCAGCACAAGCCTGCCTTTGCCGTCGTCGGTCCAAGTGCGGCGGATGCGCGCCCTGCGTGAATCCACATCCACGTCGCCGCATTTGAGTGCCAGCGTCTCGCCAATGCGGGCACCGGTGTATGCCTGCCAGCGGACGATCAGCCCGTCTACCGGCCGTCCTGCCCGTTCGGCCATGCCGGCCAGCAACTCCACCTCCTCGACGGTAAGGAACACCATGTCGTCATCGGATTGCGTGATGCGCGGCACGGTGACCTTTTCAATGGGGTTCTCTCCGATCCAGCCGTGCTCCAAAGCGAATTCCATGACACCGCCCATGACGACCTTGACGATGTTGCGGATGCTGCGTGGACTCAATGGCTTCGATTCGCGATCGTCCTGCAGTTCGGCGGGATACCCGCCTTCGGTGAGCTGCGTGACCCACTGTTGCAGTTCGTCGCGTTGGATTTCCCTCAGTGTGCGATCGCCCCACTTGGGGTTGATATAAACGCGCAATTCGCGGCGGTATCTGCCCAAAGTGCCCTGTTTGATATCCATCTTGCCGTCCGTCCATTCGGAGGCAACGTCCCGGAAGATGCGTAGTTCCTGCTGCGGGTCGCGGTATTTGCCGCGTCTGATGTCGTCCTCGATGGCCGCTGCGTATTCCTCAGCGTCACGGAGCTTGGCGAAGTTCCGTGATTTCTGGACGCGTTTGCCGTCTCGAAGCGTGTACCAGCGGCATCTCCACCGTGAGCCTTGGCCGTACAGCGCGGACCGCCATTTGCCGGGCACATTGGCTTTCATCGGATCCTTCGCATTGGCCAGCGACTGTTTCGCGGCCCTGCTGGGCGGGTTGCCGTCCTCGTCGTTTTTGAGCCATCTGTCGTCTACGAACGCTCTGGCCATGGTTGTCTCTTTCCGAGGATCCGCGCTACACTGTGCGTGGAACCTCATTTTGGTGAAAACGGAAATGCTGATTGTTGGTTCCTTGGGTTCCGTCCGACTGTGTTCGGGCGGAACCCTTTTTTGTTTCCCGTCGCGGTATGTGGACGCTGAGCTTCTTTTATTGCACGCACACGCCGGAATCGTACAACAGCTGCCGATAGTCCGACAGTACCTGGATGGTGACGCCCAATTCCACGGCCATCATCCACGTATTGCCTTCGTACACCTGCTCCACCATGCCATAGTCCACGGGACTGATCAACGCCAGCGCGGTCTCCCTGCGACACCGGCGCTCGCACTTCAACCCGTATTGGCTACCACAGCCTGGATCGTGGTGTTTCGCGTGGATGAGCTCATGGCACAGCGTGCAACGGCGCTGGCGCTGGTTGAGCCAGTCGGCCAGCAGAATGAGTTTGTGTCGATCGTCGTATAGGCCGCATATGTCACGGGGAAGGTCGCGTGACATGACTGACAGACCCATGGATTCCGCGTTCCGGTGAAGCTCCGCGATGGTCTTGTTATCCACATTCCTCTCTTCCGAAAGTATTGTTTTTCGAGAAGTACTTTTTGCTGTTTGTCAAGTTCTGTTTGACAGTTGGAGTGTCGTATGTGATATTTGAATCAGCTCATCTACATGTTGTAGAAGGAGTCTTCGGAGTCGTCCTTAACGGGCGGCTCTAGTTTTTTTATTGGATTTTTGTGCTGAATCTGGAGTTATATTCCTTTTCCAGCTTGTCTATGCTCCATTGGCGGTTTACGTAGTACGCGGTTATGAGTACCCAGTAATCCCTTCGTTCTCCTAGAACAACGAGATATTGTTGGTTTGGAAGATATATCTTCACTCGATCCTTGTTCTTGTCGTTTTTTCTCCATACCCAAGGCCGCGTGCATTGGGCGTATTCGCATATTTCGCAGAACGGATGATGCTCCACTACCGGTCTGGGCCAGCTGATGCGTTCGCTGCGTTCGGCATCCGGAAGCCGTGAGCCGGAGTTGTCCTGATTGCATGTGGTCAGATGCATGAAGGCTTCCGGATAGATTCCGTCGTAGGGCATTCTTTTGTAGTGTACGGGTTTCCCGTCGTATTGGAAGGACTCTCTGAACTCGTTCTGGAATACATGGAACAGTCGTTGCTCATACTGCTCCCATGTCTCTCCGTGCTCTTGATTCCAAGGAATCAATCCGGGCAGCCAATGCGGATTCATCTCGCCCTCCATACGAAATAGTTGAACTTGGTCTCCTTCAGCAGTGTGCTCCGGTCTAGTTTGTATCCCGACCGTTGAATGATTCGTTCGATGATTCGGCGCTTCGCCATGCTCTGATGCTGTTCCGGTAGTTTTCGCTGCGAACGGCATACTGCTCCGATGAGTATGTCGGTGAGCTGCATGATCTGTACTTCGTCGGAACGTATCGGCTGGATTTTCTGGATGATTCTGTGATCGTAATCGTACATGTTGTTCGAACAGACATCCCATAATTGGCTGACTCGAAAACTCGAGTGTGTGTCTTTGATGTCGACGAACACGTTATAGCTTTGCTTTGGATCGAAGATGACCTTGAGCATCTCGAAGTACATTTTGTAATACCAGGTGTTGTGGTCCTGATTGTATTTCTCGTGGTCAAGTAGATTCTTGTCCGGGATGAGGAGCGCGCGGAACGATATGTCATCGTCATCGAAGAAGTAGTCCACGAGATCCAGATAGAGCGGCAGCATACGGTCTCGTGCCTTTGCCCATTTCACCTCATTCGTGGCGCATATGCCATGTTTCTGCTTGATTTCTTTGATTCTGACGCATATCTCTTTGCGTTTTTCTTTTGGCGCGATGACGGCTCCCAGAGCCATGCTGTTCGAATCATCATGCTCAAGGTGACATGTCTCATCGCAATACAGGTTGTATTCGGTCATTCGTGTTCCTTTCAATCCATCAATCGTCAGGCGTCTCGGCTTCGAGGCGTGCGTTCTGATCCGTGTTTGCGGCCATGTCATAGTCTTCGGGGTGTGCGGCGATACGGTCGATGAGATCATCGGTGATCCGGGACTCGCGCTCGCGGGCCTCGTAGGCGCGAGCGGCCTCGCTGGAGATTGATCCACAGGCTGCCGCAACCAGCGAAAGAGCATCCGGAAGCCCAAAGAGTGGAGCGAGTCTGTCTAACTCGCTGATTGCCCAACTCCTTTTACCGAGTACTCGGTCGCTGACATAGCCTTTTGATCGTCCTTCAAGGGCCTTGGAGAGGTCGGCCTGGGTAATGCCATTGGCTTCCATTGCTTGGCTGATATATTTGCAAATCACCAGATCGGTGCGTGTTGTGCTGCTGTCCATAGAGATGACTGTATTCGAATTTTCGGGAAGTTACATCTTTACTCCGTTCGGTGTGTCGGATTTGCCATACCGAATATTCGGGAGTACATTGAAAGCATGTTCACCGAATATCCGGTAAACGTCGAATAAAGTCCCGAATATTCGGGGAATGGAGGTGATGTGACAAGCAATGAATACGTGACACAGGCAATAAAAGTCAGGATGGCTCGACTTGGAATCACTCAATCCGGCGTCGCCGACGCAGTTGGAATCAATCGAGTCGTCATGAATCGATACATGCGCAATCAACGGGAATGGCCGATTCGCGTTCTCGACAAGATTGCTCCGGCATTGAAATGGCAAGACGGTCTTGACATCTTCATTGCAGCGAATTCAGAAGAAAAAGAACCGCAACCGGCGCTCGCCGACGCATGAATCGAAAGGAGAATCCGAAATGAGCATCAACATTCCGGCCGAGACACCGGATGAATCCACGAACCCGATTTCCGTTGAGGAATTCGAACGCCTGCACCCGGCGATGCTGGGCGCGATAAGGAAAGCCGTCCGCAAGAAACTGCCGGTGTTCGACCATCCGCAGGACATGCTGCTGGGCGGTTCCGAGGATTGGCACCCGCGATTCAAGGTCACCCCGGCGTTCGGTGATGGCAGATTCCTACTGACCATTCAGCTCGGCACATCGTACTGGTTGAGCTTCCACTGTGATGCGCATGATCTGCTCAACCTCGTGAATCTCGTGTCCGCGCAGGCTCTGAAGGAAAAATCATGATTGCGAATCTGGCTTTCGGGCTATGCATCTGCTCACTGGTCGTCATTTCCATCCTGATCGGCATGAGCGTCCTGCTCGATGTGTTGCTCTGCGCTGGCGGGGAAGTGGCTGAATTGCTTCTGATGCCGTTCTTCACGATCGCGGTTGGTTTCCTGTTCCTTGGATGGCCGATGGTCTACTGGCATGGAGGAACGGTGATAGGTGTCGTCCTGATGACTATCACCGTCGTTACCGACATCGTGGCGATGCTCGAACTGATCCTGTGGGTCACCGATTCCGTCGCAGGAACGAGATCGCGTTCCGCTTCCAGCGGGAAAGCCTATGTGCAAGTCGGGTCTCGCGGAAATGCGTCAGCCGATACAAGGTCAGATTCATGCCGCGATCATGCTCCGGCTCCGGCAGGGGCTTCCAAGGCTGACGGTCGATCTTCCCCTGTACGCGGATGCGAAGGTACACACGCCTGTCCAGACGCGTCGGCTGGAGCGTCCAGTGGATCACGAGAGCCACGTCATCGGAATCCATCCATACCGCAACCAGAACCGTCTCGCCGGGAGCGACGACATGAACGTTCGGTGGTTCCACGATGGCGCGGTTGGTTCCGTTGTCCTGGACGGTAACGATTGCGGCTTCTCCGCCATCAACCGTGAACGACACGTTGAATCCATCGCCGTCCCCGTCGTTGAGAACGCTGAAAAGCCTATCCGGGGTACCACGGCCGTTATGAGGTGTCCATGATTCCAATCCATGCATGAACATGGCCTGACCGACATCGTCATAAATAGTAGCGAACCATCCGGCCTGCCGCCGGTTGCGGTGCGGCCACCACACGCTCACGACAGCGGATACGACTGCGATGACAGCCGAAGCCCAAGTCGCCAAATCACCAATTCCAACGGAAGAACACATGAACACGATTCTAAGGAGAATCCAATGAACAACGAAATCCAGCCCTTCGAATCCGAAGGAAACAAAGTCAGGGTGTTCGCCGCATTGGCGGCGGCGTTGAAGCCGATGAACACAACGAAGGACATCGCGGACAACTGCGGCATCAAGGAAGGCACCCTGGCGTACTGGCGTAGCGCGGGCATCGGCCCGAAGTTCGTGAAGGTAGGACGAATCGTCATGTATCCGAAGGAGCAGATGATCGCCTACTTCAAGGAACACCTCTACCAGAGCACATGTGAATACGAGGGAAAGGAGTCGGCATGAAAACGATTCGCAAGGCCTGCGTGCAGGCCGTGTTCGACGAGTTCGAGACCCAAGGCGAAATAGTCCACCAATTCAACGGGGATGCGGAGGCCATGAGGCAGCTCGGCCACATCGTCGGCTACGTCGACCTTGACATCACCGGAATAGTGGACCTCATCGTCGACACGATCAACGAGGAGCTGTGATGGCACTCAGGAGAATCGACGCGGAAACGCTGCTGACGCCACCCGAACCGCCGAAGGCGAGCATCGTCATGCTCGGCATGAGCGGATACGCGGTTCGCATCAGTCCGAAAGGCGGGGCCCAACTCGTGGAACTCCTGCCCGACGGCGCCTGCACGCTCGCATCCATCACCGCGGGCGAGCTTGAGACATTCGACTACCAACTCCACAACGAAACGGGAGGCACCAGATGACCGACAACGATTTCCGTATCGAGGACCGGAAGGAACGCGAGGCGAAACGGCCGAACTATCCGCTGCGCAGGGTCAAGTTCCTGCTCGCGGTCGTCGGCCTCGTCGCCAGCGTGACGCTCATGCTCACCTGGCATGGCGGGAGCCTTGCGGGCGCGCTTGTGGTCGAGGGCGTGTATCTCGCCACCGCGTTGTGGCTGACCGTCAAATTCGCACCCAAATACGACGGAAAGGACGACAATCATGCCTAGCGGAGCCAACAGCCTCCAACTCCACATGAAGTACGCTCCGGTCAACCGCGGCAGCATCCACTACGGCGCATCCCGAAGCCACGGCCACCACGCTTCGCCGAAGACATGGAGCCAGGAGACCGGCATCGACCTCGACCGGCTCCTCCACGACGAACGCGAGTACATCACGCGGATGAGACGCCGCACCCGGCGTGACATCGACGTGAAACCACGCATCCAACGCGTGTACGAGACGATCATCGCACTGCAGATGGAAGGAGTGACGCCCAGCAGCCACAAGGCGGCCTTACGGCTCAACATCCCCCGGAGCACCGTGATGGGCGACGTGCACAGGCTCGCCGACATGGGATTGCTCGTCAACGCGCGGACCCGACGCGGAGGCTTCCTCACCACCGGCAGAACACCCGAATGGAGTGACCTGGATTGAGTCTCGAAACATTAAGCCTGCCGGAATGGCCAATGGTGTGCGAGCTCACCGTGCCTGGCGACCCGCAGTCGAAAGGTCGTCCACGCGTCTACCAGGGACACGGCATCACCCCGACGCGGACGCGGGAAGCCGAGAACCGCGTGTACTCGGAATGGCGCAGCCGGTATCCGAACCTGCCGCCATATGAAGGCCCTGTCTGTCTGGCGCTCACGTTCTGGACGGCAACACGGCGCGGACGTGACTGGGACAATCTGGCGAAACTGTTCACCGACGCGTTGAACGGCGTCGCCTACACGGACGACCGGCAGATCATCGAAGCCAGCGTGCACGTGCACCGTCCCGACCAGTACGTGCTTGGCGCACACGGCAGGCCACGCAAACGGAAAAGCGGCGACCCGCTCACATGGCACAGCCAGCCATACACGCCATGCACGAGGGCCAGCATCTACTTCAAACAGGAATACATACCCAGATAGGAGAAAACACCATGAAAAACACCAGTGAATACGTTGTGCAGACCCTCATCGACGACGAGGACATGCGCGCCGACCTCGCGAGCCTCTACCCGGCGGCCAGCAAAATCGGCGACGCAGCCGCGGCATTCATCGACAAAGCGGACCAGACCATCGAAAAGAAGGGTCTGATGGGCACGCCTGCCGAAACTGTCGCGAAATGCATCGACATTTGCCAGAACGTCGTCAAGGAAGGCGCGGCCATCAGCCGGCTCCTACGCAATCCAAGGACCTGCGCCACCGCGATCGTCAGCCGACGGTACGAGGAAACGAATCACACCACCGAAGACGACGGCATGACGCAATCGACCGTGGAGGACGTGGAATGAGCAAGCAGAGGGGACACATGCCGTACTGCCGCACGTGCGGACCATTGGGGGCGGCCATGCGAACCATGCCCGCGTTCGACGTCGTGGAAACGCACCGACGCTCCTACCCGCACCACCAGACCAGCGTCATCACCACCAAAACCAGCATCATCGTGAAAGGAACAAGCAAATGAGCGCGCAGAACCTCGAAACATTGGCCAAACGGTACGTGGAACTGAAAAGCCGCATCGCCGACCTGCAGGAAGAAGCCGACGGATTGAAAGCCGAACTCATGGAGAACCGCGAGCCAGGAGAATACGCGGCCGGACCATTGACCGTGAAAATCAAGAAAGGCAAACGCAACCTCGACGCCAACGCATTCGAAAAACACTTCCCCATCCAACAGTACGCGGACTGCTACCAGATCAAACCAAAAGCATTGTCCGCGATCATCAAACAGGTCGGCGAAAACGCTTTGCAGGATTGTGTGAAAGTCGGCGAGGCAAGCCTGGTGGTCGAATAATGGGCAACAAGATCGGCAGACAACACTTCAATCACGCGCTAAACAACGCACTGGACGCCTACGACAAGTCCTTGAGCGGCAACGTGATCCTCATCGACGCGGACGACCTCGGAGCTTTTGCCGATATCCTGTACCGCTACCTATTCGACGTGAAATGCGAGGGATGAAAATGGCCAGCGAACTCGACCTTGAAGCAGTCATGGCCACAAACCAGACCATACCGGGAACGACGCCGGCACCCACGGTGGAGTCGGAGGAGTGGACGGAAATACGCGGCATCATCGAAGACCACATCACCAACCAGCCGAGAAGCCTGCAAAAGGAGATCGGACCATCGGAGCTCGGCACCGACTGCCTACACTGCCTCGCCGCCAGACTCGCAGGATGGGAGAAACGCCAGTCGGCCGCATGGCTGCCGTTCATCGGCACTTGCGTCCACGAACGATTCGAACGCCTTTTCAACAGTCGCAAGGACGAATTCATCGTCCCGGACGACGATGGGGGAGAACCGTGGGCCGTGAAACGCTTCGAAGCCGAAAGACACGTCGACGTGGGCGAAATCCACGGACTCCACGGCCATCAGCGCATCCACGGCAGCATCGACCTGTACGACGCGGAAAACAACACGACCATCGACTGGAAAATCACCGGCACGACCACAATCCGCAACGTCAAAGCCAACGGGCCATCGCAGCAATACTGCATACAGGCGAGCCTGTACGGCATCGGATTGGAAAACGACGGCGAACCATGCAAAAGAAACGCGATCTACTTCCTGCCCAGGAACAGCGTCAGTCTGGCCGACGCATTGCCGATCGAATTCGACTTCGACCCGAAACCCGGCAAATGGGCTTTAAGCCGCGCGCAACTCATCGCAAACCTCCTCGACCTCATCGAACAAGAGGACGGAACCGAAATGCGCGACGCGTGGATCCACGCTCTGCCGTCCAGTCCGACGCACTGCTTCCAATGCGGCAGCTGGCCGGACGATCAGCTCGGACAACTATCCGGACTCAACGAAGACCAATATCCGGCATTGCCGGACAAATGGCGGCAGGCCATCGGCCTGCTGGAATCCACCTACAGGAAAACAGAAAGGTAAAAAACACAATGTTCGGAACGAATAACTACGGTGGCGGATTCACCCAGCAAGGCGGAGCCAGCTACCATCCACAGTCAAACCAGCAGCAGCCCGCCGAAACGTTAAGCCTCGACGACGTCATGCAAGGCGGCGCGCCCAGCGCCTTCTCGAAGGACGATCCGATCGGCACTTCGGTGGAAGGCGAGATCGTGGAAATCCGCGCGGAACAGCAGACCGACTTCACCACCGGCGAACCACTGTATTATCCGAACGGCAAGCCGAAGCCGCAGGTCGTTATCCACTTGCAGACCACACTGCAAGACCCAAATCGCGTCGGAGACTCCGGCATTCGTGGCGTGTACGTGAAAGGCTACAACATCGGCCAATTGCGTCTCGCATGCCGTCAGGCCGGAGTCGGCGACCATCCGAACATCGGAGACCACTTGAAGGCCACGTTCGCCCGCACACAGCCGGCGAAGACCCGCGGATACAACGATGCGAAAATCTACGACTACGTCGTCATACCGAAGAAGCAGTCCGATCTGAATGCGGCGATGAACGACCCGCAGGCCGCCCAGCCGTCATACTCGCCACATCAGCCCCAACAGGCCGCTTACGGTCAGCCAGTCACACTCGGCCAGCCCGCAGGCTTGACCATGCAGGAAAAACAGCAGGCCGCGCAACTGCAAGCCGCAGGAAAAAACGTGCAGGAGATCGCGGGACTCCTCGGCAAGCCGGTCGACCAGGTCGTCAACGCGCTCGGCGTAGGCAGCGGACAAGAGCCTGAATTCTAAACCCGTCAAATTCGACTGGTTTAGAAGGGAACAGCGTCCACTGCAGCTACAACTGGCATGGCGGGCGCTGTTCCAAACATGATGAAACTCTTCGAGAGGAAACCTATGGAAATGGCACAGGTGTGCACAGTGGAACAGCTCCCATCATCAAAAAAACGGCACATGTGCCATTCTGTGCCAAAGCTTTGGCACAGTGAAAGTGCCGGAATTTCAACCATATATAAACAAACAACCAATGTTCCATTGTTTTTTATATATGTATTTATTTTGTTTGTTTTGTGTTGTGTGTTATGGGCGTGGAACGGCACAGCGAAAAGGAGGTGAAAAAATGAGGGACTATCGCCAATACCAGCCGATACCAACCGAAGACCTGCCAGCCCAATTCGCAGGAATCTTCCACATGCTCGCACTCACATTCACACCGGCGAACGACCACACGATCGTCACGACCATCACCGGCCACAATCTTGAGCTCGTCTGCCAAGGCGGCACTGAGGAAGACCACCGCAAAAAAGAGCCAGTCGTCGCGGCGGGCTACCAGAAAGCCATCTGGGAACTCCGCGAAGGCCACCTCCGCTACTGTCCGTCACAGGACAGGCTCTGGCGCCGAGATCCAGACATGACCGACCATGAAGGCGAAAGACTCATCCTCAACAGCTGGCATCCAGTGAAGACCATCGAGGACGAATACCATATCGGTGGCAACGCGCGCAGCAGCGAACGCAATCCGCTCTACTCGGCAACGATCCTGCGCGAGGCGAAGCGGAGCCAATGGTTCGACCAAGTCGAACGCGGCGTGCGCTGCGACCCCTGCGTGTGGGTGCGCCGTGATGGCAAAGTCGTTTGCCTGCAGGATGAGCCGGACATCGCCGTCACACAGACTTTCTCGCCTGCCGGCATGGGCAATCAGGCGTTGAAGGACGCTGAACGGATACTCAGATGGCTCACCGTCGACGAGAGGTCCTATGCGAATCTATGCCGCATGTTCGCAACCCCATGGCTGGAACCATTCAAACAACTGTCCTATGTGTTGTCCGGGCATGGCGGTGACGGGAAGACGCTGATCGCCCGTCAGGCGTTGCTTGGCGTGTTGGGCGTCGGCAAGGTGTTTCCCGGTTTCAGCGTGCAATCGTACTGCGCTGGCGGTGGATATACGCTTGGCCGCGAATCGATGAATGATGAGATGGACGGCAAGGCTTTCGCCGTTGATGACGAGGCCTGCGCGGTCACTGAGGACATGTTGCCTTTACTGCGCGCGTTGTCGACCGGCTCGCAGGTCAATGCCCGCGTCACCGGCGGTCGTTATCGTGTGATGACGCCATCTGCGACGTTGCTGATTCTGACTAACATGCAGTTCGCGGATTCCGGTGAGAATTCGGACGTGCGACGCTTCATTAAGGTGGAATTCCACCAGTCGAAGGGTCGTTCGTATGACGAATATCATGCGATCGAGGGATTCTGCCATCGGCATCCTGCCGCGTTTTTCGTCCTGTCGTGCCGTCTGTGGGAGAGGTCGGACGTGCCGGAAATCGTGAATCTGAGTCCTGCACGCAACATCTCGGATGAGATGTATTGGCTGATCAACGAAATCGCGTCGAACGAAGAGCAGTACGGTGACCCGGTTGCCGTGAAAGGCGACTACCGCAAGGAATTCCACACGACCATCCCTCAGTCCCTTATGGATGTGCTTGGTCTGGAGAACGCGCGTTCTCGCGCATTGCCTGGCAAGGGACAGCCTCGTGTCGTCCGTGTTGTGAACCGTGATCGTTTCGACGTGTATCGGAATTCCGCTCTTAACGACGAAACCAGACCGGAAGATAACTGGGTGCAACGTGCATTGTCGAAGCCGAACCGTGACAGTCTGCATCCGTTGGACGATGTGGGCGATTGTCAGGATCTGGCCGGAATCGTCGAATCGGCGTTGGACGGCCATGTCGGTTTCGCTCCATGCGAAGGCAAGGCACGAAAGGCCGGAGGTCCGGTCGACGGGAAGGTGTCGCTGTCGTGGAAGCGGTTGAATCCGTCCGACGATAGCCACGTGGACGCATCGTTTATCACCGGCCAGATGAGCAGGTATGCGGTCGTGCCGCTCGGCGACTGTTTCGTCATCGACTGCGACAAGCCGACCGAGGATGGCGAGCCTGACGGCTGGCAGTGCTTGCAGGCATTGACCGGCGACTACGGTACCGATAAATTGCCGGCCACGTTGGTCACGAAAACGCCGCATGGCGTGCATTTGTACTATCGCATGCCGGCCGGCATGGATATCAGACTGTTGAAGAACGCGGTGCATGAGCAGAATCTGCCCATTGACCTGCGCGTGAGCAACAAGGGCTACGTGCTTGGCCCTGGCAGTGAGGTCAACGGCAATCATTATGAGCTGGCTGACCTGCCGTCCGACATAGTGCCGGAGGCGAGCGGGGCGATCATGCGTATGCTCAAGGATTTCGGTTATACGAATGGGCCGCGGCCGGAGGTGCCTGCATTGAGCTTGGATGATGTCATGGCCGGCAGGCCGGCCGCGTCCAATTCGCAGGGGACGCCGGATATGACGCCGGTGCCGGAAGGCCAACGCAACAGCACACTGCACGCCTGGGCGTACGGACGATACAAGAATCATCCCGAAAACGAACACCAGATTCATGATGATCTGTTGCGGCGTGGTCGGGATAGTGGCTTGGCGGATGCTGAGCTGGAGCAGATTTGGAAATCAATCAAACGGAGCCTTGATTAAGGAGGAATGTGATGGCGACGAACGTGACTGAAAAAGACAGGACACTGAACGAAATCATCGAATGGTGCGAGCAGCGCGAGATTAGGGGATTGCGGCTTGCCAATGCTTTGCTGCAGAAGCATGACATGGCTGCTTACGCAGTGGTCAAAGCTCAAATCGACGCATATCACAAGACCGCCGAGCAGTGCCGCTCTCTGCTCGGTTATTCCGGGTCGATGCTGGTCGAGGTCGAAAACCAGAGTGAGGACGCATGATGAGAAGCATCCGAAATTTTGCAAGTCTTCTCGTTGAGGTGTCCGGGTCCATCCTGGGATTCGTCATGCTGATGCTTTTCGAGACGGCTTGGAGGATTACCGACCTCATCGACTGGTGGCGGGATGAGCCGTAAACCACCATTGTGGATGCGCCGGCTCGCGCCGCCAGGCAATCCGGCGCACCTTGTGCCGGTCGTCTGTTCGTGTGGACGATGGGTCTTCAGCGAACGCGACGTTGTCTGGCAGTCATGGGACGCCGGCATCATCACCGGCGATGACCTGACCACCGCGATCATCCTCGGCCGGCAGCTCATCCGGATCCGTCTCATCGCGCAGACGGACACAATCCGATTGGAAACGGTCGCTGGACCGTTGGGTATCAGTCCGGATGGAATATACTTGGGCGCGCACGACTGTGCGCTCATGCCTGTCAGTGTCAAACCCGCCGACATGAGCGGGAGGGAATTCCATTATTCGACCCTTGAGGGGTTCCCGACGGTGCGTCCGGATCCCGATAATCCCGACCCGTGGGCGGGAATACCTGAAATGGAACTGATGTTCGATTCGGGATGGCCAAAATGATAAAATCGCAACATATGGGCAAAAAACGGGAAGCAACCACGACATGTAGAGTGTGCGGCGGGGAGTGCCGTATCCAGGCCACGATGTGCGACAAGTGCGAGACCGCTTTGAGGGGATGGATCCACGACTATCCGTCATGGATCCAAGCCCTGCGCGAGTTCCTGGATTCGACGGCGCATTACGGAGGCCACCAGCCTGGACGTGTCAACCTGCAGTCCGCGCCCACGCCGATCAGACTCTCGGTCGTTGACCATCTGCAGGAGATCGAGGATGCGGTGACGGCGTTGTGGTGTCGATTGTATGCGCCGCCGGCCATGCCATGGGCCACAAGCATCGCGGTCCCGTCCATCGTCGACATGCTCAAGGCATGCTGGTCATGCCAGCGGTTGAACCGACTGCCGGACATCGGTTTGATCTGGCATGACTGGGAGCGGTTGGCGCGCAAGACGCTGGCCATCATCGACGTTCCACCATCCAGGCACGGCATCGGCAGGTGCCTGAATCCTCTATGTGGAGTGGAGCTGAGTGCGGAGGTCGGCGCGGTGAGCGTTGATTGTCCGGTGTGCGGCAACGCTTATCGCGTGGTCGATGTGCGATTGGGTTTCCTGCGGGAGTGCATCGAATCGGGCAGGGCGTTCACGGCGGGGGAGTGTGCTGAGCTGCTGCGCGAATGCGGGTTCCAGTGCAATGCGAATACGATTCGCTCGTGGCGTAAGCGTGGCAGGCTTCAGCCGGCCGGTGAGAACGATAAGGGACGGCCATTGTACAGGCTTTCGGACGTGCATCGGCAGGTGCTGCGCCGCGATTCGATTTGACAAAATCGAAAGTGCAACGCAGAATTGTCAGTGGATTAGAGGGTTCAAACCGAGGTGACTTGGTTTGAACCCTTTTCATATCCGCCATGGATTCTCCTAACTCCCTGGGTTGCAGTCCCGTCCTGTCCGAACGGCATATCGGACACGCTCCGCCCACTCCCCCGTCAGAGTGGACATACCCCAATGTGGCAGGCAAGCCAATCCCGTGCTTCCGTGATGCGGTGATGCTCAAATCCGCCTGCCGGTATGCCTTCGTAGGAATCAGTGGTAGATCGTACCGGCCGCGAGTCTTTATTGGATTCTCTTCCTTGTGGCCGCGTGTGGACGCGGGTTCGAATCCCGCCGAAGGCACCCATGAAACAAATCCGGGGTAGGGGTATTGACAATCCGGGAGGGGTATTCGCAGATGATGGGGAGCCCTTACAAGACACGGGAGTGTCCATATACGGGAGCCCCTATACCGGCATTCCAGCAAGCCAACGGCGAAGATAGTCGTCGGCAAATCCACGGCGCCCCGGGGCTCATGCATGTGGGGAGGCCACATGAGCAAGCGGCGCAACGAGCGCGTCAGCAACGGCTGGCGGCGCAGACAGCTCAGGGCAAGAGTGCTGGCCGCATATGATGTGTGCGCCATCTGCGGCAAGCCGGTCGACAAGACATTGAAGACACCACATCCGATGAGCGCCGAGGTGGATGAGCTCATACCGGTCTCACGCGGCGGTGATCCATACAGCTTCACTAACTGCAGGCTCACGCACCGCATCTGCAACAGGGTGAAGAGCGACAAGACAGACGAACACGCACGAGCGCTGCTGGCCGGCAAACAGGACATCAAACCAAGCTCGATGCCGTTCAAAACGTTCGGCATCTGACCCGATACCAGGGCAGGGTACCCGGTCATACCCCCTTGTGGTCGCCTCGGGTGCAGTGCCGATATCCCTCCCGGAATGCAAACGTCGGAAACAGGGGAAACAACGAAAGGTCGGAAAGCGAGGGAGGCGCCGATGAAGTGCGAACTCTGCGGCAAGGAATTCCAGCCTTCCGGCCACGGGCGGCCGCAACGCTACTGTTCGAAGTCCTGCCGCCAGAAGGCCGATTATCGTCGGAAAAAGGACCGGGCTACGCAACCGGAAGCGGATAGGCTCGTATCCAAGCCGACGAAAACGAACCGGAAGCCGGAACCGGAACTCGACAAACAGAACTTCGAACGGATGATGGATGGCTCCCACGAGGACACGCTTCGTGAGATCGTCGGAAGATTACGCGAGGCGTTGCATGATCCATCCACGCCGGCCAACGCGTTGCCGTCGATCAGCAGCAAGCTCGCCGAATTCGATGAACGGATGCGCATGGCCGAGGATTCGGGCAGCCTGTTCGATGTGAACGATGACGTGACGGAGGTGGCGGAGGATGCCGGAGCGTCGATTGTCTGAAATCGCCCAACGGCTCGTGCAGCCGGAAGATATCGCGTCAAGCGACTTCAAACTGATCAACAATGCGGCTGTCAAGGCCGGAATCCACTACGATCTCTGGCAGAAAGGCTTCCTCTACCTGCTGTTCGCCAAACGCTCCGACGGCAAGTACGCATGCGGGTCCGGAGGCGCGGTGCTATCCAGTTGCAGGCAGATCGGAAAAACTTTCACGGTCGGCACGGCGATATTCATCCTGTGCGCCGGACGCGCCGGAACACTGGTCATCTGGACCGCGCACCACACGCGCACCTCCGACGAGACATTCGCCGACATGTGTGATCTGACGCATAATCCGAAACTGTCCAGATACGTGCGGAACGTGCGACGCGCGAACGGCCAGCAGGAGATTCGTTTCACCAATGGGAGCCGCATCATGTTCGGCGCCCGCGAGAACGGCTTCGGCCGAGGCCTGCACTCCGCAGACATCGAGGTGTTCGACGAGGCGCAGATCCTCACCATCAAGGCGTTGGACAACCTGATCCCGATCGTGAACACGAGCCCTAACCCACTGATCGTGTTCATGGGCAACCCACCCAAGCCGGGAGACCAGTGCGAGGCGTTCGAGGAGAAACGCTCGACCGCATTGTCCGGCAATTCGGACGACATGCTCTACGTCGAGCTCGGCGCGGACCGAGACTGCGATCCGGACGACCGGACCGCGTGGGCGAAAGCGAACCCCAGCTACCCGAAACGAACCAGCGAACAGGCGATACTGCGCATGCGCAATCTCCTCGCCGAAGATTCGTTCCGCCGAGAGGCGCTCGGCATCTGGGACGAGACCGCCACCGCATACGCCATCAGTCCCGACCAGTGGAAGGCCGCGGCCATCGACGACGTGCCCGAAGGCGGCACTGTGAGCTTCGGCCTCGACATGCCTCCGGACAGGAGTGTGCTGACCATCGGCGCCGCGTTAAGGTACGCGGACGGTTCGGCCGTCATCCAGATGGCGAACATCAAGGACGCGCGGCAGGCTGGCACCATGTGGGCCGTGGACTGGCTCTCCGAACGGTGGCCGAAGACCGCCAGCGTGGTCATCGACGCGCAGTCGCCCGCCATGAGCCTGCTGCCCGACCTGAAGGCCGCGCACGTGAGGGTCACGGTGACGAACATGCAGGAGATGGGCCGCGCATGCGGCCGGTTCCTCGACATGCTCAAGGCCGGAACGCTCAGGCACCCGCCGGACGAATACCAGCCGCAATTGGCCGCCGCCGTCAAAGGCGCGACCACGCGCCCATTGGGCCAGTCCGGTGCGATCGCATGGAACAAGCTCGGCTCGGATATCGACATAACGCCGCTCGTATCCGCCACGCTCGCCCTGTACGGCGCGTTCACCACGAAACGACATCCCGGACGCAGACAGGAGGTGATGGTCTGATGGTGTTCTACATGGCCGACGGCACCACAATCAGCACGGCACCGAAATTCACTGGCAGCAGCTACCTCGACACCGCGAGCGGCAACATCGGCGCCATCATCGGCGTTGACGACGAGGACATGCCCATCATCCACGAACTGTTGCGCGTATGGCGCGAGAAATATCCACGCAACCTGATCCGCGGAGCCTACTACGACTGCAAGGAACGGTTCAAGGACTTCGGAATCTCCATACCCGACCAGATCAAGAACAAGGTCGAGGCGATGATCGGATGGCCTGAACTGGCCGTCCGGTCGTTGAGCGACCTGAGCGACTTGGAAGGCTTCAGCGTCTCCGGCGATGACACGATGGGCGTCACCGACCTGTTCGAGGACAACCAGCTGGACGTGGCCACGTCCGAACTGATCGTATCCGCATACAAGCATTCATGCAGCTTCCTGACCATTGCCGCAGACCCGGAGGACCCGGAACGAATCAGTATGATTCCGCGTTCGGCGGACTGGTCCGCGGGCATCTGGGACAGGTGCAACCACCGCCTCGCCGCCGCATTGACCATTACCGAGGACGACAAGGACGGGCGGATCTGCGCGTTCAACGTATGGTTACCCGGCAAGGTCTACGAATGCTCGGGGCGCCTGACACCATGGCGCGCGGAGAAAATCATAACGAACTTCGACCAGCCCACGGTCGTCTCGCTCGCCTACGACAGGCAGATGGACCGTCCGTTCGGCCACAGCCGCATCAGCCGTTCGCTCATGAGCCTTGTCGATGCTGGATTCCGTACCGTGGTCCGCATGGAGGCGTCTGCCGAATTCTATTCCGTTCCAAAACTCTGGTTCATCGGAGCGAACAGGGACGCGTTCAGCAATAACACGTGGAAGAGCCTCATCCAGGCGATCAACGCGATCAGCGCCGACGAGGACGGCAACCTTCCCCAACTGCAGCAGGTGCAGCAGGCGTCCATGACACCCCACTCGGACATGCTCAAGACGATGGCCATGCTCGTCGCCTCGCAGACCCGCGTGCCGGTCGACTATCTGGGCATCACATTGGACAATCCGACCAGCGCCGAGGCGATGGCGTCCGCCGAACGACGCCTGACCCGCATCGCCGACAAGCAGAACGTGGCCTTCGGACGGGAACTCAAACGGGCCATGGGCATCGCCGTGGCATTGCGCGAAGGAGCGAACACGATACCGGATTCCATGCGCGACGTGCATCCGGTATGGGCGCCCACAAGGGAGATCTCCGACGCGGCACGCGCCGACGCGTTCACAAAGATCGCCGACAAGGTCACCGGCTACGCAGACTCCGACGTGGGACTCGAACGGCTCGGCCTGAGCCGTGAGGAAATCACCCGCTTACGCGCCGACCAGCAACGCCAGCGCGCCAAGGAACAGATCGATCAGCTAAAGGCTCGCCTGGCATCGGCCGGCGGCGAGGAGGTTCAGGATGGAACTCAACAGCCTGAACATACCGGAGACGAACAGGAGAGATCTTCAACGGCTGCTTGACCAAGCCTATGCGGGATACGTCGCCGACCTTGATGCATTGGCAGACGAAGCGGCTGACGCTATCGAGGCGCAGTACCGCTCCAACCCGTTGTTCATGCGCGATGTGGTCGAGGACTACTCGAGACAGTCCGGGCAGCTGGCTGACGATTATTTCAGCCAGCTACGCGCTATATGGGCCGAGCAGTCAGGAGTGGATCTGCCGGAGTTCGAACACCCGGATTTGCTTGATCCAAGCGAAGTCCTCTACCGCATGAACGGCGGTTTCTCCGGAACTGACTGGAATGGTCTCAACTACTCCGACCTCGTCGCCGGACGCAGCAATGCCGGATTGAGCGTGGACAGTCTGTGGCCGGAGTTGAAGACCATCGATGACTGGCAGCAGCTCATTGGTGACATGGTCAGCACATCCGCCAGGCTTATGACCATGCGTGACATGCGTGCCGACCCCACAAAACCAAAATGGGCGCGCGTGCCACGAGGCAGTGATCCATGCGCGTTCTGCGTCATGCTCGCCACCCGTGGCTTCGAATACCTCAGTGAAGAGACGGCTGACTTCGGCCCCACCTTCCACAATGGCCACTGTCACTGTGATGTCATCAGCAGCTGGGGAAGGCAGAAGCTCAAAGGCTTCGACCCCGACGGCATGAGTGAACGCTGGGAACAATGCAAGACGGCCATCGAGCATCGTCTTACCCACGACGAATACCTGAGAACCCGCAGTTCGCCGGACCAGAAGTTCGGCAACTGGAAACGCAACCAGATACTCGCCGAGATGCGCTGGCGCGACCGAGAATGGCTCCACAGCGGCGCAGAGCCGCCGATCAGCTTCCCAAGCAATGAGATGCGTGAGGAAACCGAGAAGGCAAGACCGCAGGAGATACGAACGGCCCAGAGACTGCGCAGACATGGAATCGTCCCGGCCTTTCAGATCGACCATCGTGAAGCGAAGGATCCAGACACTGGGCGTATGCTCCTGATCGGCTTGTCTGATTTGGAAGGCGGCATCGAGCTCAAGACGCCTCAATCAGCAGACAAATTCCGCACTATCGACGGATATATGGGCAGCGCGTCAAAAAAGCCGGATTGCCGACGGCTGATTATCGACAATTCAGAAAACGACAACATGAGCGATGAGGAACTCATCGGAAACATCATGAAAAGCCATCGTTTCAAGAATGGGATCGTATACATCCTGAACAAAAAAGGACAGTTGCTGAGAATCAAGTAAGCGCCGCTGAAACTACCAAAAAGGGCGGTAACAAGGGCGCTTACGCATCCATTCTATCACCTTTTGGTGGATTGCCGGAGTAGACGAACGGACCCGACTGTAAATCGGGTGCTTCACAGCCACGCAGGTGCGAATCCTGCATCCACCACTCGGCCAGCCGGTCCGGTTGGCGGCGACCATGCGCCGTATCGCGTGGGAGGACCATACAGCGCACCGTGGCGCGGTCGAACTCGAATCCACGGGAAACAGCAAGAAGGAGCACAGTATGTTCAACAGATTCCGATTCCCGGCCCGTATCCGTCTCATCGACGGCGGCGGGGACGAGGGCGGTTCCGGCGATAGTGGCGACGGCGGCGAGCCGAAATCGTTCACCCAGGAACAGGTCGACCAGATCGTCGAGAAAAGGTTGGCGAAGGAGCGCGGCAAGTACAAGGACTACGACGAGCTCAAATCAAAAGCCATGAAACTCGACGAGATGGAGAACGCCGGAAAGAGCGAAATCGACAAGCTTAAGGAATCGAACGCCGCATTGCGCAAGCAGATCGACGACGCCGCGGCCGAGAAACAGCACGCCGAATGGGTGTCCGAAGTCGCCAAAGACAAGGACGTTCCGGCCGAACTGCTCCGCGGCGGCAGCAAAGAGGAACTCGAAGCGCATGCGGACCTCCTGCGAGCGGCATTGCATCCAGCATCCAAGCCGCCGAGGGTGAAGAACCAGACAGGCTCTCCTTCGCACCAGAACAACAAGGACGCCGAAGAGCTCTCGTACATCCATCAGCTCCTCGGCAGATAACGACTGAAAGGACAAGCCATCATGGCGATGAAAACAGACCAGATCAAGCTCCCCGTGAGCGTGGCCACCGAAATCGTGAACAAGGCCAAGGACACCAGCACCATCGCGTCCCTGAGCCCCAGCACGCCGCAAATCTTCTCCGACGCCGACTACCTCGTGTTCAACGGCAAGAGCGAAGCCGAGGTCGTGGCCGAAGGCGCGGTCAAGAACAGTTACGAGCAGACCGTGGATTCCGTCGTGGCGAAGCGCTTCAAGGTGCAGACTACCACCCGCGTCACGAGCGAACTCCAGTGGGCCGACGAGGACAACCAGCTGCAGATCATCCGCAGCATCCAGGCGGATCAGGCAGCCGCTTTTGGCCGTGCGCTCGACTACGTGATCTACCATGCGATTAACCCGAAGACCGGCACCGCGCTTTCCGGATTCAACCCGTTGAGCACGTCCGCCGTGCAGGTGATCGCCGGCGATGACGAAATCAGCAACGTGGACGCCCTGGCCGATGCGCTGAACGACTCCTACGACATCAACGGCGTGGCATTGTCCAAGACTTGGGCGTCCCGTCTGCGCAAGCTGCGCGTCCCCTCCACCGGCATGCGCTTCTATCCGGAGATTCCGCTGAACCTGCAGGCCGGCAGCCTGGACGGCATCACCGCCGCGACCTCTGGCACCGTCAACGGACGACTGGCCTCGACCCCGACGAAGGTGCTCGCGTTCATGGGAGACTTCAGCCTCATCAAATGGGGCATGGTCCGCGACCTGACCAGCGAGATTATCGCCTACGGCGACCCGGACCAGACCGGCGTGGACCTGAAGGCCCACAACCAGATCGCATACCGTACCGAAGCGATGTACGCGTTCGCCGTCATCGACCCGAACGCGTTCGCCGTGCTCAAGACCAAGTGAGGTGAACGATGAGTTTCCCCATCCAGACGCTTGTGATCAACCCCGCAGGCGAGGAAAAGCACACTGTCGGCCCGTTGGACGCGCAGGTGCGGCTTGTCAACACTGACGGCACCGCCTTCTCCGCCGGTTCCGGTGCCTACGAACTGCCTGAGGCCGGCAAGGACACCCTCGGCGGCATCAAGCAGTTCGCGCCCGAACAGACGATTGGCAACGTTGACGGCAACATCGTCAAGGCCGCCGCAGCCGCTCCGACCAAGGATGAATTCGACAAGCTCGTCACGGCTTTCAATACTTTGGCGAAACAGTTCGATGACACTATCACCGGCCTCGCGGCCTCCGGGGTGATCAAGCTGCCGGACAAGAAGTGACCATGACGGACGAACCGGACATGTTCGCCACCTCCGACGATCTCGAACGGAGGTGGCACAAGCTCACCGACGAGGAACGTGAGAAGGCCGACACGCATCTCGCGGACGTGACCGACTACATCAAGGAACGCTCGCCCATCTGGCAGCGGCTCCGCGAAGAACGGCCACGCCTGCTGACGAAGATCACCTGCGACATCGTCCGCAGAATCATGCAGGCCGACCCGTACGACATTCCCGGCGGCATCACGCAGATGAACCAGACCACCGGCAGCTTCAGCGAACAATACAGTTTCGGAGCGCCCACCGGCGATCTCTGGCTGCGCGACGACGAGAAACGCATCCTTGGCATCAACGCTCAGCGCGCGTTCAGCGTCGACATGGCAACGGGGGAGACGTCCTAGTGGAAACCATCGAAGTGTGGCGCGGCCGGTCCACCACCGACACGGACGGCAACCCCATCCAGGGCAAACCCGCCCGCGTCGGCACGTTCCAGGCGATGGTCGCGCCAACATCCACCACCGACCAGACCGAGGAGAACGCCAGCCCGCAGACCATCGAATACACGATCCACATCCGCGGAAACCAACCGACCGGCATCCAGGCCACCGACCTGATCAAAGTCAGAGGCATCCTCCTGCCCGTCAAAGGAAAACCGCAAGTGTGGAACAACCTCCACGGAAGCCACATCGGCGACGTCATCACCGTCGGAGAACGAAAAGGATAAACCATGGCCAAACGATGCAGATTCGTGTTCAACCGAAAGGCATTCAGCCAGCAGGTCCTCAAAAACGAGACATTGCGCTCGCGCATGAGGGACGCGGCCGAGGCCGCCGTAGAGGATGACCGTTGCATGGTCCGCGACCATGACGGCAAGAACCGCAGCGGCGTGGCGATCATCTGCCCGGCACCGGTGGAGAAGGCGCACGGCACGTTGGAGGACACGCTCGGAAGGATGCGCGTATGAGCATCCCGGTCACTCCCCGGCGCACGGAACCCCTGCTCCTGCCCAAACTGAGGACACTGTTCCCGGACGTGACGTTCGACACCATCGAACGAAGCGACCTCGAACCTCCCTTCACCGAAGCCACGCTGGCCGACTCCATGCAAGGCATGAGCACCCCAATCTCGCAGTACGTGCGGCTGCGGCTGAGCGTGCGCTGCATGAGAGAGGACCATACGGGCGACTGGGACAGGGCCGCACGCCTGTGGGCCGACATCGCGAGGGAGATCATCGGGCTTGGAACCGTCGCGCCGCTCATCGACGCCTCCCTGGAATCCGGGCCGGTACGCATGACTGACGAGGACAAGAGGCTGGTGTGCGCGTACGGCGTGCTCCTGCTCGAGGTCACCGTCAACTGAAACACAACCAAAGACAACGTGCCGCCACACGCGAAGAACGGAAAGGTGCAGACGAATGTCTGACAACAACGAAAAAACCACCGTCGCCGCGCAGGCGGCATCCACGCCCAGCGCGCAGGCCGCGCAGGGCGCGACCGACTACGGGTACGTGTCCAGCGGCAACACCGCAGGCAACGTGCGCCTGATCAAGAACTACGCGCTGTTCCTGTTCCCCAAGGGCGACAGCACGTTCGTGGCTCCGACCGGAGTGGCCTGGACCCCGCCGTCCAACAAGAAGCCGATCGGCTACTCCACGGAGGACGGCGCCGTACTGCATCCGGAACCGGGCGACAGCACCGACTACAAGGCCCACAACGGCGACATCGTGCTGTCCGACACGGATCCGGGCTACTGGACCCTGCAGCTCGCCGCCATGGAGGGCCGCAAGGATGTGGTGTCGGCCTACTTCGACGTGGACGTCGATTCGGACGGCGGCATCAGCATCAAGGGAGCCGGCCTGAAGAAGGAATGGATCCTCGTGCTGGTCGCGCTCGACCAGCAGGACCGTCCGTTCCTCCTGTACGGCACCAACGCGAAGGTGAGCGACCGCGACGACGTGAGCCTGAAATCCAGCGAGATCATGAACTTCAGCATGACGTTCAAGATGCTCAAGGGCACCAACGGCGAACAGTTCCACGCGTGGGGCCTCGTCACCGAAGACGCCAAGTGACCCATTGATTCTTCCCGTGCGGCCGATGGCGGTCGACCGCACGGGACCATTACCCATAACCGCCGATAACCCTGAAACGGAGACGAAATGAGCGATAACACCTACCATGTCGTGGACGTGGACCTTGCCGACGCGGAGGAGCTCAAGCCCGACGTGCACCTCGAGGTCGCCGGCGTGAAACTCGACCTGCCGAACCTCAACAACGCGGAACTGCCCATCGAACTCGTGCAGGCCATCCTCCTGGTCAAGAGCAGGCCGACGCTCTCCGACGAGGAGACCAGCGCGTGCATGGCCGCGTTCCTCGCATACTTCCAGGCGATGAAGCCGAACTTCTGGAACGTGCTACGCAAGACGGAACGTCCGATCGCCTACCTCATCGCCACGGTGAAGGCGTGGGCCGACGAATCCGGACTGGACCCAAAAGCGTTTACCTCGCCCACCTCTGGAACAACCACCGCGCGGCGTTAGCCTACGACTGGATCCGCGCGTACGGGCAGGTATACGGGCCCATACGCTTCCAGGAATGGATTGAGGGAGCCCGCCCGCGAACCGACTGGGGACTCGCCTGGGCATTGACCCGCGAGATTCTCAAAGACCACACGAGCCACTCGTGGATGGCGTTGCAGAACGCCGTCTACGTGCCAGACGGAGCCGAACAGGCCGCATGGCTGACCGCTCCCGAGCAAAAGAAACGCCCATGGTTCGACCACGGGCACGATCCCCTCCGCCAGCCGGCACCGACGCACAGCCTCACCCGTCGGCAGCGCGAGGACAGGGAACGGCTCAAAGCCTACTTCCGCATCAACGACGACCTCTGATCCCGACCGCCATCGGAATCCCGACACACAGTAAGGAGCACGATGGCAGCACAGGACATCGGCGTCGTATACGTCCACGTCGAACCATCCGGCAAAGGATTCGGCAAAAGCATCGAAGGCGACATCGGCGACGCCGTCAGCAAAGCCTCCAGGAAAGGCTCCAACACCCTCATCTCTAAAATCGGCGGCGCGTTCGGTAAGATCGGCAAGGTCGGCACCGGCGCGATCGCCACCATCGCAGGCGGCATCACCGCCCTCGCGGCCAAGGGCGGCTTCACCCGAGCGCTCAACATCGAGAACGCGCAGGCCAAGCTCAAAGGCCTCGGCCACGACAGCGCCAGCGTCACCGAAATCATGAACGACGCGCTCGCCTCCGTCAAAGGCACCGCGTTCGGATTGGGTGACGCCGCGACCGTCGCGGCCAGCCTGTCAGCATCCGGCATCAAGGAAGGCGACCAGCTCACCAAGGTCCTCAAGACCGTGGCCGACACCGCGCAGATCAGCGGCAGAAGCCTCACCGACATCGGCATGATCTTCGGTTCCGTCGCCGCCCGCGGCAAACTCCAGGGCGACGACATGCTCCAGCTCATGTCGAGCGGCATCCCGGTCCTCCAAATGCTCGGCAAGCACTTGAACAAGACCAGCGCCGAAGTGTCCGACATGGTCTCGGACGGCAAAATCGACTTCCAGACCTTCGCCGACGCCATGCAGGAAGGCCTAGGCGGCGCCGCACTATCCGCAGGCACCACATTCACCGGCGCCCTGGCCAACGTGAAAGCCGCGTTGAGCCGACTCGGAGAAACAGCCGCCACACCAGTCCTCGACGGCTTACGCGGCCTGTTCAACCAAGCCATCCCACTCATCGACACATTCACCGCAGCCGTCACACCAACCCTGCAAAAAGTCGGAGCGGCACTCCAACAAGGTCTCGAGAACGCGATACCCGCCACACAGGCGAAACTCAAAAACCTTGGCGACACGATCTCCAACATCCCCGGCTTCCAGATGCTCGCCTCGGCGACGGCCAGCCTCAAAAGCCAACTCACTGGCCTCTGGAACGCAATCACATCACTCATAGGCGGACTCAACAATGGCGGCGAAGCCGCCACAATGTTCTCCACAACCGCCGGCGCGCTCGCGGGAGTGGTCGCTTCGGTCGCGCAGGCGTTGTCGAACGCGGCGGGATGGGCGAAGACGTTCGTCAACACGTTCATCGAGACGGGCGCGTTGCAGCCGTTCCTTGAAAGCCTGACCGGCGTCATCTCCGGATTGGGCTCGCTGGTTTCCGGATTGGCGGCCGCGGTCTCGCAGGCCTTCGGCTTCAACGACAGCGCGCGCACCGCCAGTTCCGCGGCGCAGAGCTTCGCCGGACTGTTGAACACTTTGACCGGCGTGCTCATGACGGTGGGAGGCTGGCTGCAGTCGGTCGGACAGTGGGCGCAGCAGAACGGCGCACTGGTATCCGGCGCGTTGAAAGCCATCACCATTGCATTGCTCGCGGTCAAAGGCTGGGATATCGTCTCGGCCGGGCTGAAGACAGTTTCCGGTGGACTGAAGGCCATTTCCGCGACTGCCTCCGGTGTGGAGAAGACCGCTACGGCCGCGTTCGATTTGATTGGCAAGATCTCCGACGCGGGAAGTGTGGCGGGCGGTCTGAAGCAACTCGCTGGCTCGTTCAACATCGTCAAGACCGCTCAATCGGCGTGGAGTGCGGTGACCAAGGCCGCTACTGCCGTGCAATTGGCGTTCAGCGCTGCTTTGGACGCGAATCCTATCGGAATGCTCGTCGTAGCCATCGGTGCGGTCGTGGCCGCATTGGCATGGTTCTTCACCCAAACCGAAACGGGCAAACGACTCTGGAACAGCTTCGCCACATGGTTCATGGGAATCTGGAACCAGATCAGCACAGCATGCCAACCCGCACTGCAAGCCATCGGAACATTCATCACCCAGACCATGAGCCAAATCCAACGAATCTGGCAAACCGGATGGACACTCATCACCACCGTCCTCCAAAACGTCTGGAACACAATCGGCCCCATCATCATGATCGCACTCACCGCGATCATCACCGGCATCCAAACATTCATCACCGGCATCCAAACATTCATCACCACCATCACACCACTCCTGCAAGCCGGAATACAGAACATCCAAACCATCTTCCAAACCGCCGTCACAATCATCAGCACGGTCTGGAACGGACTCTGGAACACCATATCCACCGTCGCACAAGGCGCATGGACCATCATCACCACAATCATCAGCACCGACCTCGCCGTCATCCAAGGCATCATCCAACTGGCGCTCGCTGTCGTCAACGGGAACTGGAGCGCCGCGTGGTCGGCCATCCAGGGCATCGCGTCGGCAGTGTGGGGCGGCATCCAAGGCGTCGTCGCCGCGGGAGTCGGCATGGTCAGCGGAGTGGTATCCGCCGCATGCTCGACCATCCGGAGCGTGTGGGCCGCGTTGTGGAATGGCGTCGGAAGCATCGTGTCGAGCGCCTGGGGCGGCATCGTCGGCACCGTAAGCAACATGGTTGGCCGTGTCGGGAGCGTCGTGAGCGGGATCGGCGGAACTGTCCGGAGCGCGGTGTCCGGCGCGGGAAGCTGGCTCGTCAGCGCCGGACGCAACATCATCCAGGGATTGATCAACGGCATCACGGGAATGGTCGGCTCGTTGTATTCCAGCATCACCAACGCGTTGTCTGGCTTGGTGGACAAGGCCAAGAACGCTTTGGGTATCCATTCGCCGTCGCGTGTGTTCCGCGACGAGGTCGGCGTGATGGTCGGACGTGGCATGGCATTGGGCATCGACGATTCCGCGCATGTGGTCAGCCGTTCCATGGATTCGCTCGTCTCCACGATGAGCCTCTCCGACGCGGACTGGTCGAAGACCGGCAGGCTGAACGTCACCACGGACACGCCATCGGATTCCGACAGGCTCCTGGAAAGCATCGTCGGCAGGATGGATGCATTGATTGAAACCGTTGAAGAGGCATTGTCCGATGATCGACCGTTCACCCAACGTGACTTTGCGAGACTCGTAAGGAGCGTGGCATGAGAACTCTGAGCTACGTGTGTGGCGAGACGGGCGAATCCATTGGGTTCGAGGGGCCGTTGTACGGAGAGACGCTCACCGGACTGCGTGGCCGCGCATGGGATTACAGACTCGCCTCGCGTGGTCTGACCGGCGTCACACGCAAGACACGCGAAACGAACGTCACAGTGAGGATCCATGATTCGCCGGCCACGCTCGACCTGCTGCGCCGTCTCGCTGACGCCGACATGGCAGCCGGCACGCCTGGCACGCTCGTCGCCGACGGCGAATGGGAGACCAGGGCGTGGATCGCGAAGAGCGAGCCGCAGTCCATCACGCCCACGATGGTCGAGACGCAGTTGACCATCGTGCTGGCCGATGGCGTGTGGCGCCGTCCGACCATGACGCATTTCACGCCGCGATACGATTCTGGCACCGCCGACCTTGACTATCCATATGATTATCCGCATGATTTCGCCGGCATGGCATTGGGTGCCGAGATCGTCAACGACACGTCCATCCCGCAGCCGGTCAAGCTCACGATATTCGGACCATGCGCGCAACCGTACGTCATCATCGGAAACAACCGGTACGAGGTCGACGTGACCGTGCCATCCGGCTCGCGTCTGGAAATCGACGGCACCGGCGATGTCAGGACCGTCACCATGGTCAGCGGCACCGGGCTCGCCACCAACTGCTTCGCGCAGGCCGTGCGAGGGTCGGGCAAGGATTCCGGCCGGTACGTGTTCCAACCGCTCGCGCCCGGAACACAGCCGATCAGCTGGCCGGGAGGATTCCAATTCGACTTGACGGTCTGCGAGGAAAGGAGCGAACCGCCATGGACCTGATCGTCACCGACGCCACAGGCAAACCCGTGGCGAGCCACGCCTCATACACGCTCGACCTCGCGTTCGGTAGCGGGGAGAACGACTTCGACCTGCAGGTCGAAGACGCCGCGCTCAAGGCGGGGAGCCGCATCATGATCGACGGCACCGAGTACGGCGGCATCATCGACGACACGGATGTCGACGTGGACGGAGGCCTGTCCACCGTCACATGGCATGGCCGCGACTGGCATGGAGTGCTCGCCTCGAAGATCATCGAACCGGACGGGAACAACGATTACCTCACCCTGTCCGGCACGATTCCCGTCATCATGCGCACGCTCGTCAGCCGTGCGGGATTGCAAGGCCTGTTCACCGTCACCGACGAAAGCGCCGACCACAAGACCACCTGCCAGTTCGACCGGTACGTGGACCTGTACAGCGGTCTGGTCAAGATGCTCAGGGCAAGCGGACTCAAACTCCGGTTGCGTAATGACGGCGACAAGGTATCCATGAGCGCCATGCCCGTCCGCACGATCGGCGACAGCATCGACTCGGACCTCATCGACTTCACCGCCAAACAGGCGGCGCACCCGATCAACCATCTCATCTGCCTGGGCAAGGGCGAACTCAAGGACCGTACCGTCATCCACTGGTACGCCGACGCGAACGGCACGTTCAGCCACACGCAGACCCTCAAAGGCATTGACGAACGCACCGCCACATACGAGTTGTCCAACGCCGAAGCCGACGAGCTCGAGGACAAGGGCAGGCAGAAATTCCAGGAACTTCGGAACACCAGCACCATCGACGTGGACATTCCTGACGGTATCGACGCGGACGTTGGCGACCTGGTCACGGGCCGTGACAACAACACGGGCCTCGTCGTCACTGCCGAGATCTCCAAGAAGATCGTCAAGGTTTCGGGAGGCGTGCTCACCGTCACCTACGAATCCGGAGGCGCCAGCGCCGGCGGCAACAGCGGAGAATCCTCCATCGGGGATGGCGGACACGCCTACTACGCGGGAGCCGGCCTCAAGCTTGATAATTGGACCTTCAACGCCGACGTGACCAGACAGGACATCGGTGCGCTTAATACGGCGTTGGCGGGCAAGCAGCCGAAAGGCGACTACATCACCGGCCTGAGAATCGGTTCGGTGGACACGCTCGCACCAGGCGCGCAGGCCAGCGCGTCGCTTACCGGAGATGGCAGCGACAAGACCCTGAACCTGGGGCTTCCGACAGGCGGTCAGGGCGCGCAGGGGCCAAAAGGTGAGAAAGGCGATCAGGGGCCGCAAGGCGAAAAAGGCGAGAAGGGTGATACCGGGTCCAGAGGAGCGACTGGAGCGGCCGGTGAACGCGGTCCACAGGGCTTGGCAGGCCCGGAGGGGCCACAAGGTCTGCAGGGCCTGCACGGGGAGAAGGGCGACGCTGGAGCGGCCGGTCCTACAGGGCCGCAAGGCCCCGCAGGTCCAACCGGTCTAACGGGGTCCACCGGCCCGCAAGGACCGGTCGGACCGGTTGGTCCGCAAGGCAAGCAGGGAATACAAGGAGTCCAAGGCATCCAAGGTCCGCAGGGCGAAAGAGGTGAAAAGGGCGACAGCGGCATATCCGCTCCCTCGAACGGCTTCTTCACACTCAGCATGGAAGGCGACGGTGACCTATATGTGAATTATCCGGATAATACGAGCCCACCATCGTTCACTTGGGATCCCAAGAGCGGCGACCTGTATGTGGATATACCAGAAAGGTGATTAATGACCAGGCTTCTAATCGGTAATATCAAAGGCCCCAAAGGAGACAAGGGCGATACCGGTGACACCGGGCCGCAAGGCAAGCAAGGAATGAAAGGCGATACGGGAGCCGTCGGTCCCCAAGGACCTAAGGGCGATACTGGTGACACTGGCCCACAAGGCAAGCAAGGCGTCCAGGGCGTTAAAGGCGACGTCGGCCTTCCGGCGCTCGTGATGAAAAAGATACTCGTTGGCGAATATCCGGCAGGCGCCATATTCACGGGAAACGTGAGCGAATGGTTGAACCGAACACCACTCGTCAATGAATATTCGACCGCATTGTCAGGTGGCGGAAAATACAGCATCATCTGGCAGTGCGTTTCGCAATCCGGCGGCCAGTTCCAAGGGAAGACGGTTTCCAGGCAGTCCATCATCGGAGCGCAAGGCCCTGTCGGCCCGCAGGGTCCGAAGGGTGACGTCGGCCCGCAAGGTCCTGAAGGGCTGAAGGGCGACAAGGGTGACAAAGGCGATGTCGGCCCCTCCGGAGAAGGAGGCCCCACCGGTCCCACTGGCCCGGTAGGTCCGACTGGTCCTGCCGGACCTACCGGAGCAACAGGCCCCACCGGGCCGCAAGGCAAGCAGGGAATACAAGGTGCGCAGGGACTGCAGGGCCCACAGGGGCCGACAGGACCGCAGGGTGCCAGCGGCGTGACGGCGCCAACTTCCGGATTCTTCACGCTGCAGGTCGACCCGAACGGAGACCTGTACGCCGTGTATGCGGATACGACCACCGCGTCGGCGGCTCCAGTCTCCTACGATCCGGCGACGGGAGACCTGTACTACATGATCAATGACGGAAAGTAAGGAGCGCATATGACGAAGATTCTGCTCGGCAACGTCAAAGGCCCCAAGGGCGACACCGGGCCGCAAGGCAAGCAGGGAGTGCAAGGACCGCAGGGCCCTGCCGGCGCCACTGGCGCGACCGGGGCCACCGGAGCGAAAGGAGAGGCCGGCCAACGCGGCGAGACCGGGTTGCCTGCCTTGATCATCACACGCATACTATCCGGATACTGGACGTCCGCATGCTCGGATTTTGACTGGCAGACACTCAGTTTCAACCGTGCTCCGGTCGTAGGCGAATACTTCTTCGCCATGACCAACGGCGGCAAGAACCTGATGTACGCACAGATCACAGCCACCGGGAAAAACGTGACGTTCAAGCCAGTCTCGAACACAAGCCTCGTCGGCCCGAAGGGCGACAAGGGCGAGACGGGCATGAGCGCAAGCCAGGCGTTCATCGCCGCCCACCCGGTCGGCTCCCTCTACTGGACCACCGCCACAACAAATCCGGGAACCACCTACGGCGGCACTTGGAAGGAATGCAACACCATCCTTCCGGGACACATCTACCAGCGCACAGCCTGAAAGAGAAAGGAACATCAATGGCACGAACCACGAACATCACCAGATACACCTGCGACCGATGCCACGCCTCCGCATACCTCGCCGACGGTGACCCACGCACCTCCAGCGACTGGCACGACATCACCCACACCACCGTCGACGGAGTCGCACAGGGCGCGCTCGTCTGTACCGCATGCTGGCAGACGTTCAAAGCGCTGGCAGCCACGCAGGACGCCGCCTACGCCGCATACCTCAACAACACAACAGATAGGAAGGAATGACCATGACCATGAATCTCATCACCGGCAAGGCCGGCGCTCCGCACATCACATCCAGCGACCAAGGAGCCATGCAGGCCGGACTGGTCGGAAACGGCAACTACCTGCTGCAAGGCGGCGACGGCAAATTCCCCGCCGTGACCATGCAGTCAGCAAACAAGGCGCTCGTCCCGGTCCTCAACCTTGTGATCGAAGGACGATACGCACGCGTCACCGCGGCGGAAACCGTCACCATCGAAAGCGGAGTCACAGGACGGAACCGCAACGACCTAATCTGCGTGAAATACACGCGAGACTCGAACAACATCGAAACGATCGCGCTCGCGGTGCTGAAGGGCACCGCCACCAGTGGCACGGCGGCTGACCCCACGGTGCCGTCGGGTAGTATCCTGAACAATTCCGGCACCGTATGGATTCCGATCGCCCGCATTCCAATCAGTGGCATCACCGCTGGAACTCCTGTCATGCTTGTCAAGAAGTTGCCTCCGATGAGCCAGCTGTGGGATTCCGTAACCCTCACCAGATCGAACCAGAATTGGAACGTGAATTACCGTACCGCGCTGGTAGGCAAGCTGTTGATCGTC